GGCATCGGTGCCGAAAGAAGGAGGAACGGTAGTTCTGGACGGTATGTCGAACGCCGCCGCCATCACGTTCGCTAAGGGCGGGGGTGATATCATCGCCGCCGACGTTTCGGCTATCGCCTATCAGGCTAACGGAGCCGCCGCTACGTCGGGCAAAGACATCAAGGGCGACCCCGGTGCCACGAAGAAATTCGCATTCATCCTGACGCTGGACGCAGCCGAGAACACTACCATCTCGGAGCGTACCCAGCAAATCACCGCCACGACCAAGGGCACCAAGACGGCTACCATCACGCTGAAACAGGCGGCTGGTGATCCGTACCTGGAAATCGACAAGACTTCGGTCAACGTTCCGCAGGACGGTTCGGGCGTAACGATCAACGTGACGACCAACACCACGTTCACCGTATCGTAACGTCACCAAACTCTACCATCCCGGAGGCGGGGAGACCTACCTCCGGGAACAATTAAACCGCGTATGGCTATTCAGAAAACAACAATTGCTTGGGGAGACGGTTCTGGCGACAGTTTCTATGTGTCGTTCGACCCGGCTAAGCTACCTGGAACAACCTCGGTTGAAGTGACGTCGGACCCAAACTACACAGGAGTTCAACGTCAAAAGACCGTGACCTTCACCACCGACACACCGGGCGTGCCTACTGGCTCTCAAAGTTCGCGGCAATTGAAGGTCATACAACTTACCGACAACCTGGTTATTGCTACATGGGACACGGCTCAGACCGTTGGTCTTTACGACAATACCACCAAGGCCGGATTCCCCAAGAGTTAGAAACCTTTTCATTAACACTTTAATAATCAAAATTATGAGCAACAAAGAGAAGATTAAGGCCCTCGTCGCCAAGATTCGCGAAAGTCTGCAGATTACTCCCTACGCCACGATGGAGACGGTCAACGACCTGCTCGAGATTGTTGACCTGAAACTGGCCGATGCTGGTCAGGGCGGCGGCAGCGCCCAGGTTAACTGGGATGACGTTCAGGGCAAGCCCAACATGGAGGAGTACGCCAAGAAGACCGACCTCCTGCAGACCATCACCCTCACGGGTACGGCTCAGGGTAGCGGAACGGTCGAGGGTAACACCTGCACCATCAACACCACGGCTGGCGCCTAAACTACGGTAGGATATGTGGATTATCTTCAACAAGCTAATTCCCGTCAAGGGGTTCTGGATGATGACCCTGTGGTTCATGATTTTCGTTCGCGAAGATACGGCACACGGACGTAATATCCCGGAGCGAATCTATCGTCACGAGCGTCGTCACTGGCACCAGGTTCTTCAAATCATGATTACCTCCTTTGCGTTGTTCCTTACAACGTGGCTCATCTACGATTACAACCCTTGGTGGTGGTTGCTTTGGGTGGCGTCGTATTATGCCGTGTACGTGGCATGCTGGTTGATTGAAATCCTGCTTCCGCCGTATAACATGGCGTACAAGAACATCTGTTTCGAAACCGAATGTCAATATACCCAGGACGACCCCGATTATTCGCGTCACTTCTGGAATCATTGGTTTGGGTGGTTTAAGTATATTTCGAATAAGAAATACCCACCCAAGCGGTAACGACAGCAGTTCGTAAAGAGAGGCCCCGGTTCATGCCGGGGCTTTTCGCGTTGTAGGGACGAAAATAGCATTGGCAAGCAGATGTTTTACGCTGTATATAAGCGTACCTCACCGGAACACGTTTAACGTCCTAAATGCTTACAAAGTTAATGACGACACCAGAGCGTGCAACGGTGTTCGGGATAATGGGGTAAACCACTTCAACGACACGCGACCCATACGGCAAGTCACATTGGCAGTAAGGGGGAAAGGGGGTAAACCTCCTTCTCTATATCCCCCGCCAGCAAGTGAATATGATGTGCATGCGTGAGGCACGTGATTGTGAAACGAAATTGTTGAAAAGATGACTGTAAATGAATGGCGATTCAAGATATGCGTGAGAGCGCGTGATGAATGGCGAAAGAATCCTCAAAACTACAACGGCTTGTGCTCGTTGTTTGTGAATACGATAGTCCAAAATGGCCATGAAGAAACTGACGACAAAGGGTTCAACGAGTTGATATTCGAGATTATTCGTCGCAGAGGATGTTGTAGGCCAACGGTATCTGAACTCATCCCAGAGTTTGTACGTCCAGCTGATGCCGATCAAGAAGCGGCCTTTTGGTGGATTACCTCCGATAAACAACGCCGTATGGAGTTTTTGGAGTATTTGATGTCTTATTACGCCTACGTGGTTGATAAGGAAGAATAATATGGTTTGGCGACGGGTTAAAGGAGCTGAAACGGCGTGGAGTATTGTACGTGAGGTGGTGTCCTCACGAAAGGTTGGCCAACGTATTACGCAAGGAAAAGTGCGTGCTGAGTTGGAAAAGCGTTTGGAGAATTACAAGAAATATGGTTCTTTGGCCACTGTAAACGCTTATTTCAATTATTTGGCTGGAGCAGGGTACATTCGTCATCGATATCATAACGACCCGTGGGTTATTGTGGAGCCTCTTCCTCCAGACCTTTCGTCGGCAAAGTTAGTAGAGATGTATAAAAATCGTAAGATAAAACGCGGATATGGCTTGCAGGATAGATATCACAAGAGAAAATTTCTTTGAATATTCGTTTCGAAATTCCGACAGTACAGGGAAACGGATAGTCGCAGCGGCTCTTACATTCAGGAATCCAAGTCCATTTGCCTATTCTGACAAGATACAGATGTTCGATAGGCGCATGTTCACATTTCGTGTGGGTATGTTGCCTACGTTGTTGAAGAAGTTGTCAAATAAGGGATTGGATTATCGGCTACAAGATTACGAATACAAAATACCACGAAAGATAAAAATCGACCC